GTAGAACGGCATTGCTTTCTTCCTTTAGTTTATTCAGACCTTCAGTTAGTTCTATAATTTTACTATTACAAGTATGAACTTTTTCTTCTTTGTTACTAATTGCCTGATCGCAGGTTGGACAAGTTGAATTTACAGAATAGAACTCGATATCTTTCTCAAGTTTCTGAATATTTCCTTCAATTTTGACTTCAAGATTGTTTAATTTGCTAAATCGTTTATTCGTAAAGTCTTCATCAACTGTAGAACACATTAACTCATCAATCTGTTTTTCTTTTTGTTCTAGTTCAACTTGTAACTGTTGTAATGTTTTACTATTTTCTTCAAACTCTTTTTTCTTTGCATCAACAATTTCTTTCGTATTCTTTTTAAGTTCATCTAGATGTTTCTTGTGCAAATCAATTTTATCTTTTGTGAATCTTGAGTTGCGCGGCTTCATCTTTTAATGCATGCAATTTATTCTTTACGATTACATTCATAGAACTAAAGATCTGAATATCGAGCAGATCTTCAATAACAATTCTGCGATCTGCAGCAGACAACTGCATGAACGGAGTAAAATTTGTTGAACCAAGGATAACTATTTGAGTAAATGATTTGTAATTCATCTTGAGAATTACTTTCTCAAGATAGTCTTGATAGTCCTTAGACTTTGCGTCTTGGTTTAGTAAATCGCCATCGACATAAATCTCAAACGTATTTGGTTTGATGCCGCGACAAACTTTATAGATTATTTTGCCAATTATAAATTCAATTTCAACGGCACAATCTTTCTCGTTAATTGAGTTTACAAGTTGCGGTTTATTAATATTTCGAAATGGTTTACCAAACAGAGCAAATGTGATTGCATCAAGAAAGGTTGACTTACCTGCACCATTCTCGCCGACGATAAGTGTAGTTGGATGTGCACCAAGATCGATTTCAGTAAAAACATTACCAGTAGAAAGAAAGTTCTTGTATCGAACCTTGCTAAAAAATATCACACGGTCTCCATAGACAATGCTTGATTATACACATCGCGCAGAACATTCTTTATTCTATCTGATTTTACTGGCAATGTCAAACCATCAACATATTTGCTCAAAATTGTCATTGTATCTTCTGCTTGATCAATGTTTACATCTACATTCTCAGTAATCTCAGAGAAGTCTTCTACAACTGCTATTTCTAACGGAGAAACTTTTGTAAGAGTATCAATCAACGTATTAAATAAAAAAGAATTATTTCTTTTCTCAACTACGATTTTAAGAAACTTGTTGTGCAGGTGCGAGTAATCTGTATTTACAATATCAGTAAAGAATAAATTATCATCATTGTATTTAATTTTGTAGAACATCTTTTCAGGATTAAGAACGAAAGTTAATTCGCGAGTCTCAGTATCAAAAATATGAAATCCACGCTCATCATTATAGTCACTCCAAGTATGCTCGCAGGGAGTGCCAACATATACAATGCTTCCATTATTGCTTCTATGATGAAAGTGTCCTGAAAGAACGAGATCATACTTGTTCAATAAGTTTGAATCCATACCATCATGACAAATATTGCCGCGATCCATTTCAAACCCTGCAAGTTCAAAGTGACCAAAACATATTTGATTGCTGCTACGCTTAATAAAATCCATTATTTCTAATTCATTGTCTTTGCATATCCATGGAATGACATCGATTCCCATCCAATTGCATGGCTTGTCATAAAGAATCAAATGTTTATCATATTCTCTTAGAAGTAAATCTGGTGAGTTTACTTCGAGAGTGTTTTTAAAAAAGATATCATGATTGCCAAGTAACGCACGACACTGTATATCATGTTTTACCAGTTGATCAAAAAAATAACGGCGAGAAAGAGCAAGAGACTGAAAAGAAATATACTTCCGACGATCGAATAAGTCACCCAACTGAAAGATGGTGGTAATTCCATGTTGCACCAAATAAGGAAAAAAAGTTTTTGTGTAGAATTCGCGAAAATAATTATGGAAGGCAATACTGTCTCCACGAACACCTATGTGCACATCGCCTAAAATTGCAATCCTCACTTCACAGCTTCCTCATCTACAAATTTCTCTAGTCCAATTTTCTTGGCTTTCTTTTTAATCTTGGCATTTTCGAAGTTGCTGATAAACTCTGAGATGTTTTCGTAGAGTTCAAATTGACGAAAAGTTCCATCTTCATTTTCATTGAGTTCATACTCGTCGAGTATTCCAGCATTTTCAGTTGATTTGTATTTAACATATAGTTGTTTTTTCTCCTTCTGAATGCGACGTAAGAATGCATAATATGTTATTTGCGTGAAATAAGCAAACGGATTGCTAGACTTTCCTGGATCAAAATTGTCAATGTACATTACACAATTTTCAATTGCATCAGCAACCATTTCTTCACGAAAAGTATATGATAAGAAATTTGGTTTGTGTGAAAGATTCTCAGCAATCTTCATAAAACATTCAGCCACGTATCGAGGGATACGTGGTTTCGGTTTTTGTGCTCGTTTCGCTTTACGAATCGTCAGACGATACTTTATCATCTCACGAAGAAAGTCTTTATTATTGATATAATGATTTTTTGGCATATCAGTGTATTGGTTTGTCTTTTTTATTTGCCATTGCTTCAAGAATAGAAACAACTTTTTCTTTTGCCTCTCCTAATTTTTTTTTATTTTTTATGTTTGGTTCCCTCATCTTCACTTGATTGTTGTAAAAGAAATCTGCAATATGTTCATATTGCTCATAGAACTCTTCGCGAACTGGTGTAGCGAGTAACACTTCTTCGTTGTAAAATTTAATATGTCTCAAATCGATTATCGATTGCGGGAGATATTCTTGTAAAGAAAGAATCTGCCGACCTTCATCAAAAAGAGTTTCAACTTCAATTCTTAATGGAGTTTCAATAACTACATATCCTTCATTAAACGTCACATAACCTATTAAATCTTCTGGTATTGAGCGAAGGCGAATAAATTTTAGGTCACCCTTATTTTTATTATGCTCTGGTATATTTTCTGACATTAATTTATCCTTACGTTACTTGATGTAAAAGGAAATTTTTCTTCGCTGTAGATCTTCACTCGTTCCTCATAATGTTTTAATGTAAAGTTTGTATAGGCTCCATAACGTAAATCATCAGCGAGATCATAAAGTGTAGCGGTGTCTTTGTTATCGCTTAAACGCAGCACACGACCAATCGATTGTAGCGAGCGTATCTTACTCTTTGTTGGAGAAGAGAACACTATATTATGTAGGTTACGAATGTTCACACCTGTTGAAAATGTACCATAACTCGCCACAATAATTGCGTCGTTTTCTTGCTCAGTAATATGCCGAACTGCCTCACGATTTTCTACTTCAACTCCACCATGAATAAAAAAGACTTTACGCTCATTACATTTTTCTTTAATCAAGTCATACAGTATCTTACCGTGTTTTTCGACATAAGTAAATAAAATTAGACTATTACCCTTTAAATTAATCGCAAAATCTCGAATAAAGTTGTTTCTTCCCTCGTGTTGCGTAAGAAAATTCATTTCATCAGGATAGGCGAATCCTTTAACTGCTTTACAAACGATCTCAGGATATTTTAATACAATACATTTGATACTAAAATTTGCTAACTGCTTTCGTTCAATTAATTCTTTTGTAGAAATAACTTTAAACGTAGGACCAAACAACCCCTCGAGAACTAATTTATTTACCTTACTATCATCAAGTGTTCCTGTAGTGCCGATACGCACATCGCAGTTAATTAACTTCGTCATGATACTTGTTAATGACTTTGCTTTAAACGTATGCGCTTCGTCACCAATCACAAAATCAAATTGCGCAAAATATTTTTTTGGCATTCCAAAGATAGACTGCCAAGTAGAAATGATTAGATCTGTTTCTGGAATTTTGCTTTCGCCGCCAAAAATCTTTTGACAATATGTTTCTACATTCCATCCGTTGTTGCTCGAATAATTTTGAAAATCAGAGTGCATCTGAGAAACAAGATTGATTGTAGGAACAATCAACAATCCGCGCTTCTTACCCGTATTTAAAAGGTGGCGAATCATCATGTAAATAATGAGTGATTTTCCTGATGCGGTTGGTGAAACGAGTACAGTTCTTTTCTTTGTAAGTCCGACGCTAGAGGCGAGATACTGATAATCTCTTGGCTCCATCGGAAGTGATAAAGCGCTCGCAAGATTTTTTGTGTCAATCGGATAGACTTCTTTATCTTCATCTATAACCTCAACTGTATAGTTGTTATTCTTACAAAAAGTTTTTATATAGGCAATCAGTCCAACATAAATTTGTTTCGTGCGTAAGTTGAGCAGACGTATCTTCCCGTCCCAGTATCGATTACGAAACGCTGGGCTGAATTGATACCCAGGAGTCGAGAACGTAAAAAATTCAGACATCTCTTGAAGAATACCATCTTCTGCATAAATTTGTACATAGACATTGTTTACCTGTTCAACCCTTACATCACACATTATCTAGCGCCTTGTATGAACTTCTCCCAGCCCATATATTCCTTTAATTGCCATGTGCGATTGTTAAGTTCTTTCATCACATATGTGCAAAAATTTGATGCTTCTTCGTGATAAACTTTCTTACGTTTGAGTTTAGTAAGATCATCATCGCCATCAAGGTAGACTTGTATATCTGATTTTAATGTAAATCTAAATGGTTCCCAACCAAGTTTGTCTAATTCATCTTGATCAAGTTTGCCATTGTAATACATCCACTTGAGTTTTTTAAGTTTATCAAACTCAAGTGCAGTTCTCTTTGCGGCAATGTTATGAAGCGAAAGAAATTTATTGTATTTGTTATGTAGTAAAGGAATACGAAGAATTTCTTTTCCAGGTTCTGTGGTATCAACCTCAGAATCTTTTTCCCATTGCTGCATTATCTCTTCAAAAGGAATGGTCTGCATAAAAATATATTAAAGTTACACACAGTAGTTAGTATAATTTATTTTTGTTCAAAAAGAAACTTTTGCAAGAGTTTACTATTCTGTAAACGACCAGTATAATAGACTATGTCTGGTTTGATTGAGTTGCTCAAATCTTCTCATAGTTATAGTAAGAGAATCTAAACGTAGCATCTGCAACTACAATGTTCTCAGAAGAGTCACCGGTGTTAAAAATTAAAGAACCAATAGATGTAGGGAAAACGTCGTAAAATTTGATACGAACATTCGGGTTATTCTTGTTTGTAAAGATTGTTAAAAATGCGTCAGTGTATGCATATTGGAATCCTGAGCTGGTTCTGTTGAAGAGAGGTGCGCCACTAATTTTTTGTAACGTCAAATATTCTTCGTATTCAGTTGGAAAAGTAATTCCACGAATCCAATCGTGAATCTCCAGCCATCCAAGCAAATCTTCATCAACTAGAAACGTGACGTTAAACGTATCATAAACAACCTTTTCTCCTGGATGATAAAGTTCAACAAATGGTGTTGCTCTGGGAATTTCTGTAAGTGATATTCCAGGAAGATTAGCACTAGTGCAAAAATATGTTAATCCAGGTAATCGACTAAACGTCACTCTAAATTTAGTCGATTGTAAAAGATCAATATTAGTAGGATTGCGATTTAGCGCTGTCATTTTTGAATTCCGCTGAACTAATACTATTATTTATGAAATAAAAAAAGGGGAGGTCTTAAGACCTCCCCCAGTTCACTTTGCCTTATTATTTTTATAATTTGGCAATATTATTGAGCAACACCCAACACTGCAAACTTGCGATAGTAGACATTTGTATTTGTCGTAATAGCGCCGTTGAGTGATGTATTCGTACCACCTGCGAATGGATTTGAGACCATGCCGTAGCGTGTCTTGAATCCAACCTTTGGTTGATAGTTATCTGGGTCGATAGCACGAACCATCTGTAGAGGAACGTATGGGCAGTAGAACAAGCCAGCGTCATATGGTGACGATCCCTTGTATCCAACCACCATATAGTCTGTACCAACTACAGAATATGGATCAACATAAACCTTCAAGCGTCCGAAGAGCGTACCTGCGAAGGTATTGCCTGTATCGTCAACTGCTAGGTTCGTGTTGTTTGATAGTGCTGAATTGTAGTCAAGAAGACCAGTCATTGCGAGAGCTGATGCAACATCGGTTGAAACGATGAGCATGTTGCCCTTGCCGCGACGTGTATCTTTTGCAATCTTGTTGCTTGCGCGTTCGATTGCGAAAAGAAGGCTCTTGTACTTTTCAACCTGCCAACGACCTGATGTACCGACACCAGCAGCAATGTTTGCTGAGTCTGTGCGATTTAGATCGAAGATTGCAGTTGCGGCACTTGTAATACCAACATTTGCAGTTGCGTAGACAGTACGAACAACTTCGCGATTGATTTCAGCAAGAATTTCTGTCGAAAGAATATTGGTTAATTCTGTCTCAGCGTCAAGACCGTGAACAGCCTTGAGATCCTGTGCCAATTCCATCGTGTAAGATGCTTGCAAGCCACGTGTTTTTGCAGTTACTGATACGCGCTCGATGGTAAATGCCATATTTGCCATGTTCTTCGTTTCGAAGTTGGCTGTCGAGTCGCCTACACCTGTATTTGCAGTTGTCATTGAAGCAACGTTCAATGTTAGATCTGAGCGAACATTTGCGATGTCGCCGATTGTTCCTGCGAACACGGTGTTTGCTTCGTTAAAGAATCCTTCTGCGCCTGTTGATGGATTGTCATACTTGGTGCGCATTGCAAAGATAAGTCCTGTTGGACCTGTCATTGGTTGCACGCCGCATACGTCATATGCCATTAGGTTAGGAAGTGCGCGACGAACAAGACCGATTAGGATTGGGTCAAAACCCTGAATGTTTCCTGATGATGGTGATGTTGGCGCGACGTTTACTGGTGTTGCTTCGAAGAGACGACCGAAGTTGGCTGCTTCTTCTTGCATAGCACGTTCTTGGTTTTCCAAAACAAGTGCAGTGACTGCACGACGATATGTGTCTTTAATCGCTGGGAGTTCTGGGTGATCAAGAACAGGTGCCCACTTTTTAGCATGAGTTTCGTTAAGATACATAGTTTATACCCCTGTTACTTTGGTAATGTTTTTGAGATTGCACTAACATAATGCGACATGTACGAAGGAATTTCTGCTACTTCTGGTTGTGGCTCGGACGTCTCCTCGGCAACCGTTACCTCACTTTTCAATTTATTTGCTGGGAAGTAGTTCTCGCGTAACACTGCGAGTTTATTATTAAACTCACCCTCTGTGGTGAACTCCACGCCCTCTGCGAGCGATTTCATTTTGCTAATTTGTACTTCGGTTAATCCTTCACAAATTTTGCGAATTGCTTCATGTCTTTTTGCAATGTCCAACTCTTCAACAAGAGTTGCGTTTTCTTGAGCTGCGGCTTCGATTTGTTCTTCAAGATCGACAACGCGAACAGCAAGTTCTTCTGCTACATCGACTTTCTCATCTGGAATTTCGATATAGTGTTCTGCAAAAAGATTCTTTAATCCATTGATGAAGTCTTCTGTAAGTTCTGCGCGAAGACCTGCTTCAACTGCAACTTCATTCTTCTCCATCCATTGTTCAACAACATAGTTGAGATACTCATCGATTTTCTCAGATAGTTCTGTCTTGATTTCTTCGACAGCTTCTACGATCATGTTGTCGTTATCGTCAACGATATCTTCAACAATTTTCTCAACACGTGATTGAACGGCTGCTTCAAAGATTGTTGTTGCTTTCGTACGGAATTCTTCAGAA